ATCTTGATCTGCTACAGAGCCAAAGTCGTAGATTGTGGTCACAATATCATCACGATTTTGAACCACTCCTATGTATTCTAAATTAGCATAAACGCATAAGGTAATAAAGGGATATTTTTCTGTTAGTTTTTCAAAGATACTGTTACTCATATGATAATTATACTGTGTTAAGAATTTTTCCAATTAATTCTTGTTTACTTATACCAATTTATCATATGGTAACATCTATTATTTTTTTACTAGCGAATGACATGTCATGAAAATTTTTGAGTCAATACAAAGCATACCTCAGTTTGTTGGGCAAGGTGAAGCTATCAGCGAATGGATTGAGGTTACACAAGAACAAATAAATCATTTTGCAGATGCCACAGGCGATCGTCAATGGATTCATACTGATCCTGAACGAGCCAAAACAGGGCCGTTTGGAGCAACAATTGCTCATGGTTTTTTTACCTTGTCCTTGATGCCCCAATTTTTTGTCAAAACTTTTTGGATTAAAAATCAAAAAATGGGGATTAATTATGGTGTCAATAAAGTACGTTTTACTAGCCCAGTTTTGACAGGTTCCCTGTTGCGAGCTAGAATTTCTCTAAAATCTTGTACTACAATTGATAACGGTATGCAGTCAGTTTGGAGTGTCGTAGTTGAATGCAAGGGCAGTGACAAACCAGTTTGCGTGGCTGAAACAATAACCAGACATTATGCTTGAAACAAATAAGTAATAGATGTATTCCACCACTGTTTATCTATATCAGCAACTTGTCCGAGTACTTTTGGTAGATACCAGTGGCGGGTATTTTACAGCGAGGTACGATCCTGTGTACGCAAAACAATTGACAATAAACAAGGGAGTGGACAATGTTCTACTATTTGAATTCATAAATCAAGACCAGAAACCGGTAAACATTGCAGGTTCTAGCTTTGTTTTTCGTGTGGTAAATCAAGCAGGTGATGAACTCTTGGTAACCAAAGACATGGAAATATTGAGTTCAGCACTGGGGCGAGTTAAAGTGGTACTCAACTCAGAAGATACCATCAATATACAAGCACAACCTGCTAGTTATAGTATTCAACGCAGTGCAGGAAACTATGTGCAAGCGGCTTATGTGGATGCCAATTCACAAGCTAGAGCAGATTGTAACATAGTAGACAGTGTATTTCCACAGTTTGTGCCCAGTGCAGTATGCACAGTGCCTGACATGTATGGCAAAAACAACTTTGTGGGCACGGCCCCTACACAATTTCCTGACTGGGCACTCACACCACAACCACAGAACTCTATTCAACAAACCGAATTCTACAGCAGTCACATGCCCACAAATGGTGCCAGCCTGACCACAGTAAAGTTTGATCTAGATACCTACACCGGCACGGTGAAAGTACAGGCTGCAGACAATTATGAATCAGTTTGGTATGATGTGACCGAAACTAGACAATATCTGAGTGAAACAGTGACTGATTATTTCAATATAATTGGCTTTCATCCGTTGTTGCGATTGGCACTGAATAATTCTATTGGATACGGCGCATCGGGCAATGTACAGGTCACCAACGGCGTGGTCACTGGTATAAGCATCACCAACGCAGGTTATTACTACGTGGCTCCGCCTAGTATTCAGATCCTTGGAACAGGATCTGGTGCTGTGGCCACTTGTACCATTGGTGATAACAACCAAATTTCTGGAGTGACCATTGTGAATGGTGGTTCGGGCTACTTGCCAATTCAATTCCAAGGTTCAATTGCTGCAACCGCGATATTCACAAACGGCAAGATTGAAAACGTTCAATATCGTTGATCTAGCGTAACTAATCTGTTATACTCAACAGATGCTAGACGTCCTTGCTTATCTGCCCGCAAAAAGAAAGCCCAGTCCACAGGGCTGGTTGAGTTTCAACGCGGTATGTTGTCAGCACAATGGTAACAGTGCAGACAAACGTGGGCGTGGTGGCATTAAAGTAACAGAATCAGGTTGGAGTTATCATTGCTTCAACTGCGCATACACAGCTAGTTTTATTCTAGGACGCACAGTTAGTTTCAAAGCCCGAAGATTACTGGGATGGATGGGTGTGCCAGACAATGAGGTTGACATGCTCAATCTCGAAAGTTTACGACATCGTAGCATACATGGTATTTTGGAAGATCGACAAAAGACATTTAACGCACTCAGTACCATTGAGTTTGAAGAATCAGATGATTTTCCACCTTATGCAGAAGTAGTCACACCTGAGCATCCGTTATACTGGGATTACATTCGTCGACGAAGTGTACCAGAAGACTTTCCCATAATGACTTCTATCAAGACTGATGGCGTTCATTGGGTTAGGCCTTTTGTAATGATACCATTTACCTATGATAACAAGGTGGTGGGATGGTGTGCTAGATTCTTAGATGACAAACAACCCAAGTATATCAATCACTCACAACCAGGTTATGTGTTTGGTACAGATCTGCAACATACCGACTGGCAACATGTGCTGGTGATGGAAGGCATTTTTGATGCACTCTCAATCGGCGGACTTGCAGTAATGCACAATACCATTAGCAATACACAAGCAAGATTGATTCGCAGTCTTGGACGTGAAGTCACGGTGGTACCTGACCAAGACACAGCCGGTGTGGAACTGATTGACCGTGCTGTGGAACTGGGCTGGGCAGTGAGTATACCTGAATGGCCGGCGGGTTGCAAGGATGTCAATGACGCTGTGATAAAACTGGGACGACTAGGAGCCTTGCTAACTATTATGTCAGCAAGAGAAACTAACAAATACAAAATAGAAATAAGGAAAAAGCAACTTGGTAAAAGACTACGGACTTGATGTCCAAAAATTTTTCTTAGAAATGATGTTGGAAGACGCAACAAGTTATGTGCGTGTTCAAAATATCTATAACCCGCAGAACTTTGACAAGAGTTTAAGACCTGCGGCAGAGTTCATCAAAGAACACTCAGACAAACACAAGACCATGCCTGACCGCACACAGATCATGGTCACCACAGGTATTAAACTTAACCCAGCACCGGATTTAAACGACGGGCATTATGAGTGGCTCATGACTGAGTTTGAATCATTTACTAAAAAAGAAGAACTATCACGAGCCATTTTAAAATCTTATGACTTGCTGGAGAAGGGCGAGTTTGAACCTGTTGAAAAACTTATCAAAGATGCAGTACAGATATCACTTACTAAAGACATGGGCACGGATTACTTTGCTGATCCTAAGGCTCGCATTGAGAAATACTTTAACTCGGGCGGGCAAGTAAGCACAGGATGGCCACAACTGGATAGATTGTTGTATGGTGGATTCAGTCGTGGTGAACTAAACATTTTTGCCGGCGGATCAGGTTCTGGTAAGTCACTTGTGATGATGAACATTGCACTAAACTGGTTGCAACAAGGCCTTAGTGGAGTGTATATCACACTAGAACTTTCAGAAGAACTCACAAGTTTGCGTACAGATGCCATGCTAACCAACATGAGCACCAAAGACATCCGTCGCGACATGGACACAACTGAACTCAAGGTCAAACTTGTGGCCAAAAAGTCTGGCAACTATCAGGTCAAAGGCCTGCCGGCACAGAGCAACATCAATGACATTCGTGCGTATTTGAAAGAGTATCAAATTCAAACAGGCAAGAAGGTAGACTTTGTGATGATTGACTACTTGGACTTGCTGATGCCTGTTAGTGCCAAAGTGTCACCTAATGACTTGTTTGTGAAAGACAAGTATGTGTCAGAAGAACTACGCAACTTGGCCAAAGAACTGGCAGTGCTAATGGTTACTGCAAGCCAGTTGAATAGAAGTGCGGTAGAGGAAATTGAATTTGATCACTCGCATATTTCGGGTGGTATTTCCAAGATCAACACAGCAGATAACGTGGTTGGTATATTTACAAGTCGCGCCATGAAAGAGCGTGGCAAGTATCAAATACAATGTATGAAGAGTCGAAGCTCGACCGGCGTTGGTCAAAAGATTGATTTGGAGTATAACATTGAAACCATGCGCATTACTGATGAAGGCGGAGACGAGGGAACTGGATACAACAGACCCCAAAGCAGTATTATGGACTCAATCAAGGCCAAGAGCCAGGTCAAGGCTGCTGATACCGGAGTCGAAAGTGAATCATCTCCACCATGGGAACGAGCCACAGGAACTCCTGCCTGGGAAAAACCACCACAGGACACAGGCAAAGTCACAGCAGATGTTCAAAGTGCAAAACTAAAACAACTGCTAGGGCAGATTAAACAGTCATGAAGTTGGTTTGTTTCCCCCATTATACTTGTGGTGGGTTACTGTGCGACATTTTAAATAATACATTTAGTCCTGTAGGTACTAATGGAGGTATAAACAGTATACATCACTCGTTTGGAAAAATTGGAGATGTTGATACTGTACAAATAAATTTTGATCAAAAAAAATTAATACAGTCTATATTGCTAAAATCGTCTGATGATAATTTATGGATAGGTACACATTGTTGGCCCGGCGTCTTGCCCCTAGATCAATTTGACCACATAATATCAGTTACTACCAGCACCTGGAAAAGTCGATTATATCGATGGACAAGAGCATATCATCACTACTTTGCTCCACAGTGGACACATCTGAGTGGAATGTCTCAAATTGATAAAACAAGAGAGACTGCAAAAAATTATCACATCGCGTTTGACCCCGTTATGGCTGACAATGTTGTCAACATAGAATTTGCAGACATTGTTGAGAACACACAAGAATTCAAACACATTGTAAAAGATTATTCAATTCAACATCATATAGAGCGTTGGCAATCGATCAATAGTTTTTTGTACACAGATATCTGGAACGCTCAAGCAACTCATGCATTCTATCAAGCCGAAGTAGAAATCAATCTGCAGCGATACTACAGATATGAATAAAATTTTTACATTTGGGGATGGCTATGCCACTGGGCATATATGGCCTGAATGGCCGCAAATTTTACAGGCATTGTTGCCAGAGTATCAAATAGTTAATACAGCAGGAATTGGCGCAGGTGCAGAATTTTTAGTGTCTGGTTTGATTGATCTTTTACCGAATATGCACCACCAACAAGCAATTGTGCAATGGCCGCAGGCCAATCGATTTGATAAGTTATTACAAGATCAGTCGTGGGATTCTACAATTTCAAATGACAGTGTCTATCACTTTAATCGAGTACGCGATACTCAAAAAAGAGAGTGGTGGTTAAGTAGTACTAGTGACAGCGTAAAATTGTATCATGAGCATTATGTACAAAGTTCGCAAGGCCATCGTCGCTTGGAAATCTTTAAGACTTTGGTAACACACACATTAAATCAAATTGACTGCGGCACTGTATACACCTCAACTCAAGATCAAGAATTTTACAGTAGACAAACAAGATTTATTACAACCAGACAGAGTCAAATACAGCCTAGTCCAGTAGTGCATTTTTATTGGATAGTTGAAAAGATTCTACCAAAGTTAACAGCACAAGTTGATCAATCAAGACTTGTAATGTTAGAAGTCCTGATAAACAAAATTAATTGGGTGCCTTATGATCCTAACAGGGAATCAATCTGGCAAGATATAGTTAGGAAATTGCACCCAAAGTCACAGCAGATGTACAAAGTGCAAAACTAAAACAACTGCTGGGCCAAATCAAATCAAATTAAGCGTTCACTGCCTTGATAACAACAAAGTTCAACACAATGGCTTCGCCTAAGGAGCCCGAACTCATGTTGCCTATTGAGATTCTACAACTGCCGGTAGCAACTGCATCGCACTGAACGTTGTATGCACCAGCGGTTGCTCCAGACCCGATACAAATCATTACAACATCTGTGGCAGCAATCACACTATTGGTCAATGTAAAACTGACTTCTGCGGCTGCATTCAAACTGGCGTTGTTCATGGTAATTTGACCGCAACGCTTATTGAGTGTGACACCAGTTGCTTTACTAGTGATCTGGGTAACAGCACCGCCTGTGCCTGTGGAATAACCAACAGCAGATTCGGTGCTACCCAGCAGTGGTCGATTTAGATCATAGATAGTAATAGTGGTACCACCATCCACAGTTGAAAATGCAAATTGATATGTACCTGTGGCTGCAAAAGTAATCACATTTGATGCATAACCTTGAAGGCCAGTGGTACCTAAACTCACCGCGGCAGGTAGGGTTAATGTGTATGCAGTACTGGTGATATTTACAGCAATTTGTATGATGCCTTGACCTCCACTGACAGGAAAGTTATTGAAATTCAAACTGATTGATCCTGTAGTCGAAATGTATTGGTATTGACCGGCGCTGTAGTCAATGGCTATGGACCCAGAAGTTGCGGCATTTTGCAAAAAAGTATAACTGACATCTTGTAATTTAACAGCATATATTAAGTTATCCGCCATGTTGTTGTTTAAAGTGGTACCTGCTAGAGCAGCTTTGAAAATACCATTGTTTTGTAAGTCGGTGATTTCAGTTTCGGCATAACTAAAATTGGTTTTGATATTGGTAAAGTTGTCTCTGAACCCCTGTGTGTTGTTGGGTTGTCCAGCCACTGGATAGGTGCCGTCTACGTTGTTTGGGTTGATTTGACTTGTCATAGGTATTCCTGTATAGTAGATATTTATTTGAACTTGATATACACTAAATAATCCAAAGGCCCAGATCGAATGCAGA